ATTTACCGTTTTTTTTAAAAATTTATTGATATTCCACACAAACATATGCTAAATCAACAGCTAGATAAAAAGGACGTTCGGGTTGTAGGTTTGGCCTCATTCCCACTCTGAATCTGATATGTCTGCAGGGTCTCTCTCGACTAAAATGTTTACTTCTGTACTAAATTTCCAGCAATTACCGTCTCCTGTAGACAACGGCACCCTGGGTGGAAGGTCATCCATCTCGCTGAAATTCGGAAGGAACTGTTTTATGGCATCTGCTGTCAGAGCACTTAAGCGGGAGTTTAACAACCCTGGGTTTATCTCTTCTTCTGAAATCCTTGATCTCCCTGCCTCTGTGAGCTCTATATCCATGCCTCTGAACATAGTGAAGAGGTTGTCACTGAATGTACTAATCATACTTATACCAAATTCCCTCATGCCATTATCTTCAGCTATTCCGAATCCTGTATCCGTCATCACCACGTCTTTCGTAAAGAATGCCCCGAATTTTGCTTGGAATTCACTCACAAAATTTGAGATGTCTTCATTGTCAACCGACTCTATATCCCAATTGATTTCTTGTGTCATGATCCTCCTGAAGTCTAATATTGTTAGCAGAGTCCTATTATACGATTTACCATCTAGGAAAAGTAGCTTGTAAAGCAGCTTCAATGATATGGTAAGGTCTTTCTTTATGAAAGCATATAAAAGGAATTGGCAGGCCTTTAGATATGACTCTGTCCTAAGTGAGCTGAGAACCGTAGGTTCTAATTGATCGAGTTTCATTGAGTTTATGACCTCATCTACCTGATGATTAGGGTCTTCCGATATGAATTTATTGACTAGCCTGTATGCTAAGGCCATCTTTCTGCTGAACTTGTACTCACAGTTTTGTAGTATGTGGTTTAGAATCGAACTATCTGCTTTTGCTGGGTCTAATGCATACAGTTTGACATTCTCCTCGACGTTTTTCTCTCTCATCTCTTTGAAAAGATCCTTCCTCTTAGCAGTATAATCACCCTGATCCTCGTACGGCTTCAAAAATATTAGCCAATCCTCACGATCTTCATCCAGCAGCTTGAGCTTAGAACCACTCAGTTCATCGAATGAGAGCCCACTTGACTCACTCACTATCAGCATATGCCTTGTTTTAGTGACATCCTTTAGTATTGAACAGTTCGCCATGCTATGTATCAGGGACTTGAATGTGACATCAGAATTTATGACCTTTGGCAATTCGGGCAGTTTTGGAGATAGATATTTCGTGCTATCCAGTCCGCCACAGTCACCTGGATTTGTAAAATTCACCCACGTGCAGCAACTTGTGAGTATGTAATCTATGTCTTCTAAGGCAGAATAGTCCGGATTGTTACCTCGGTCTAAAGATTCATCAGCCCAGCGCATCTCACCCGACCCGGACACGCTTATTATCGGATTTTCGTCTGCATGTTCTCCCTCAGTGTATTGAGGTCTTGACATGTGAAGATAAATTTGGTACGGGATCAATCTTCCAAGCGGAGGATAAATAATGTTAACCCTGTCTGATTCTTTGATGACCTTTCCTAACTCACTAATCAATGACTTACCCAGGCTATTGATCCGTATTGTGATCATTTTGCCCTTGTTTAGGCATGATTCAACCACATTGCACAAATTGGACCTGTCCCCTTTTATGTAAGAAATATCTATGTGAATCAAGTCATAATCTCCATAGAGAGCAATGTATTCCATGTTCATCACATTGTAATTCGGGACCACTATGACTTTGGTCAGCTTTCCCCCGGCCACAAAAATGTCTTTTAGACATATTGAATCAGGTGATAAACCCAAGTCCCTCATGGCTATATGACCATCGCCCCTACCTGCACAAGTATCTATGATCTTCGTTTCTTCATTTATTAGCTTTGATTTAAGCAGTGCAGAAAACAGACCATATTGACCCATAAATGAATCTGAGCCTGTAGGACTTGATAAGGATAGTGAACTAGCATAAACTTTTGAAGTGAATTCTGCCTTCTTGAGCAATACGATCAAGTTGTTTAGATTGAGCCCGCCTATATCCTGCACTTGTCTCAGTTTATATCGGAATTCTTTTGGATAGTTCAAGTCCAGTGAAGTGAAATCATGGTCCTGAGTTGCAAACATTGGTTCTGGAAGCCCTAGGATTAGACCATATGATAAGCTGTTCGCACCACTAATCAATGTTCCTGCAGCTTTAGCTATACAATTCTGGATATCTGCTTCATTATATACTATCGTAAGTATAAAGTGTGCCCTTATATATGGAGATTTAATTTCACTTGTCGAGAATTGAGCAGAATAACAGTCCATGATTTGCCTGTATATAGATGTGACATCTACATAAACTCGAGTCCCGTCGCTGCTGAACGATGGGAATATTTTTGAGATCAATATGCACATAACACTTGCTTTAAAATCTTCCAGCGACTCCTTGAGATCCAAGGTACTCATTATATCCTTAAGAGTGTCTAACCTACCCTTTGAGACCGATTGAAGAACTGTTTTTATCGTATTCCCAGCAAAGAGGATCTTACTTAATTTCTCAATGTCTGGATTAAAGGTGTAAACAACAGACAACAGATTCTCACCTATCCTGGCTGATAGATTGCTCACAGAGTTTGATTTGTCGTACAAGCTCCTCATGTTGGGATATCTCTTGCATACTGACTTTATTACGTTAAATTCAAAACTCGCGCTCCTCTCCATGGTCCCTGACCTGTGACCCGAGTGCCTTTCTATGAAGGGCAGCCACTTCTGCAGATCGCCTACAGCGTCATCAAGGATCATGGTGTTTGATATCAGTAACTCTCTGTATCGGAGTATCTCAAGCTCTTCCAACAATTTAGGATATCTGCCCGTTAGCTCTGTGAGGTCATCATCTGTTATCATGATCGAATCAGCATCACAATTTTTGAACCCACATTGATGACTGAGCACCTCCATCCTAACTAAATCTAATTTAGGCATTGAATAAGGGTAGGTTACTGGCGGGGCCTTAAGGGTACTATCTTCGAATTGCTTAACCCAGTTTATTCTGACATCCATAGCATTAGTATAGGAAGTTAAACCAATTACAAGCGGCTCAGGGTGTTCATCTGATATGAACTTTCTCATACAGTATGCTAATTTGACCCTCTTGGTTATTAGATCAAAATTTACATTACTGTCTTCCAGATTAATTGAGCTTATAGTTTTTGGGACAATGGTACTAGATATCGAACCCAACATATTTGGGAAGACATGTAGGTCGACGAAGGGTCTGAAAAGCCTCCCACCTAGCCTATGGGCAATATTACCCCCTGCTCCGGATATAGCCCGTTTAAGCATAGAAAATGGATCTTCGATGCCGTAAGAAAGGAGAGTATATGCATATGCTTTAAATATTGAACCTTTCTCTAGGGTGGCTCGGTCAGTCAGCGACTGATTTGATGTCTCAAGTATCCACAAGACAGCATTGCCTAACTTGTATAGTTTGTCTGATATGGGATCTTCAAATTTTATATACTTCTCTTTGATTTGCCCTTTGTAGAGGCTCGCTGACCGAATGTCAGGTAGCCTTTTACACGAAAATCCCCTAGATGTATCTATATTAGTACATTCACTAACCATAGCCAATGGTTTTTCCCGTGAGATCCAATTCAGGATAGTCTCATAAACCGGTTCGGGCATTCGGATGAATTTTATTTCAGGAAATAGGCGCTCATTTCTGGCCTCGAAAAATTCTATGACGGATCTGTAGTCTGAATAACCCAGCAATTTGTCTTTCTTGCTGGTCAAAAGCTTCACATAGTTGACTCTGTTATTCCTATAGACCTTCTCGGAAAACTCTTTTAACTTCCCTGATCTCCTGAAGAAACCCCTGGATGTCTCCACTTTGTTCACAACTGACTCCAAAAGACTCGCAGGTGAGGCCTCTATAAATAGATTGCTTATCCTAGCATGTAAACCGTCACGCATCAAAGATAGATAATCTTCCTTAAACTTATCTGATTTTAGGTTAAGATCCATAAGCTTCTTGAAGTATGAGTTACAATCAAGAGTCTCGATGTATCTGACAATCTTGTTCCTTGCCATGTTGGGTAGAGTCTGTACACTATTCATAGAAGGATAATTGGATATAAGCGCACTGAACTCGTATTCCGCTCTACGTTCTTTTTTTTCTGCCCCAAAGCAATGATCCATTAGAATCTTCGTTGCATTAACCGGAGCGTTCAAATACCGTAATAAAGATATGATGTAATCAGCAGTTCTAGTAACGCTAACCGAATGACCACTCAGCAATTGGTATAGCAAAGGACTAACACCAAGTCCCCCCCAGGACTCTGGCACAAATAGACAAACCACATAGATGAACATAACAGCACAGTCGCATGTGATTGATCTCAAGACCATCAGTATATCTCCCCATTTATCGAAAGATGATTGAACACCCACTATAAGATCACCAAACTCTCTTCCTACGACATCTCTAATGTCTTCATTCTTCAGTGATCCTAACTTGTTCAGACAGGTTCTCAAATAATTATTGACACTGGCCTCCAGCGTCCTCTCATTATTAGATAGCCAAGATTTTATAGACTTTGACATTATCGCTCGAGTTGACTCTTTGAATAGTAATTGGGATATCCAACTATCTTTGGGGGGAGTCAGAATTTGCGAGGCCAATGACCTGAATGTCAGTGATATAAGGTGATAGTGCTTGAGCAAAAGCGCGGGGTAAGGATTGTTCGTTTGCTCCATAGCAGAATTTATTGATGAACATATGGAGGAAGCCTCAGTTGCCTCATTATGAAAAGCAGACTCACTCATAGATGATACAGCAAGGAGCCTCTTTATGCTTGAGTCTGCTCTATCACCGTTAGTGTAGTTCCTTCTGAGCATCGTCACTCTATGCTTCGTTAATACCGTCTGGCTCAACTTGAGGATGAACCCCATCATCTTCGCGTGATCCTGGACATATACGAAGAAATCATTAAACAATTTGTAATCAATTTGATCGATGGACACCGTGGCATTGACATCATCTGAATACACTAATATATCCATGAACTCGATCGGAGACTGGTCCCTCATGCTATCAAATAAGCAGCAGGTGACTATAGTCCAGAATGGATTCATCCAACCCTCAATACCACCGTGTTGATTATCTATAGTCGTGACTTCATCTAAGTATTCGTCAACATAGAAGCACGATAATGAAGAGAAAACTAGAGGTAGATTTGACAAATCATCTAAACCAGTGACCTCAGACAAAAGCTTTGCTAGCCCAATTGTATTTTGCTGCTGCATGGACTGGTTATGTCCCTCTATGTCAGCAAGTAAACTCCAGACTGTATCTCTAGTTATGTCTTGAGCAGCGTTAAACAGCATTTCATTTCTATCTGCATCCGTGCAGGTCATCAGATTACCTTTGAAGTAATGTAGAACTTTCTTTGTCTGTTCAGTTGCTATGGATAGACCGACTTTGAGCTCTAGGCCTGCAATTCCGAAAAGTCTCATAAATGGGCTTTGCTCTCTCTCTTTTCCGCTCAACTTCACAGTGTTCTCGACCTCAGATTCATGGTCATTAACTCTAAATTTCCTAATTTTAGGTGACTTTGACACTGTATCGAATTTAGGGAATGATGTCTTCTCCATAGAGCCCTTATAAGTTATGGTAGCTTCAATTTCATTCACAGTATTTTTTTCACCTAATTTGTTGCCAGGGCAATAAGCAGCTTTATCTTTGGCGTAGTGTAATTTATCAGTACTAACCACACAATCTATTGACTTCTTGAGCGTTATTTCCTTAAAATAATCTAGAGATAATCGTTCAATCAGCCCTTCCGACCTATTGTTGATCTTGCTTGTTAGATCTGCCATCTTCGCGGGAGGAGCGGTTAAGCTGGGCAGGACTTTATGTTCTTTCACAAAACCACTAATGAACATCCTCTTGAAGGAGGATTCCAGCATCCAAAGCTTATCAACCTGAACAGGACGCTTAGTACAAGTCCTCTTCGCAAACTTCTCCAGTCCCTTTTCTTGGTCTACATCCGCGTAGTAATGAAATTTGTGTATAGATGCTATTTCCAAGCAATCTAGATCGCTGAGTCGCGACAGAGAGTATAGGATATATCCCAGCGGGGACACCTGAATAGTGGGATCATCTTTACCTAACAGGTTGAGCACTAACCCACGAACATCAGCGGGTTTGGCCTCTAAGTCATTGAAGAGCTCAAATAATTCTCTGAGTGGAGCAAATATCGGTTCCCAAATCACATTTATGCCATTTCCCATATCGACCTTCATAATTGCTATCGTTTCAAATGTCTTTGCGAAATTAACACGCTTCTCATGAGTGATCAACCAAGTGCTCAATTCCCTAAAGAAATGAAAAAAAGGCCAGTACTTCTCATAACCTGTGCAGCATTCTAAGAATCTTGAATTGGAATCTATCTCCAGCACAGTGAATATGTAGTCGAAATAAGCCTGTCCTTCTATAGCATAATCTCCAGTCTCTAAGTCCGCTATCAGGATGAAATAACCTGTGTTGAAAACAACAATCCGATTATATTTAATACCAGAATATATCAGCAAGCCACCTAAGGGCCCGGTGAAGACATTAACACTGTCAGTTTCCAAGCAAGGAAGCTTGTCCAAGTCAAATTTCGGACTATTGGATTGGACCATTTGAGATCTTATAGAATTTATCAATATAAGTGCATCGGTCTGCGGAACTCTATCAGTTATAGACTCCTTAAGCGGCATAGTCCGTCCGCTAACCTGATCTATCTCAGCTTTGGAAAGAGCTTTTGAAATGGCCACAAATTCCTTGTTGAACGCTCTCGAATGAGTTGTAAATCTTTTGTAAGTAAAAGACTTTATAACATCATGTATAGATTTTATAGTCTTCAAACCATAAATTCTCTTGATTTTTACGACAGCCGCGTGAAACACTGCGGAGGCAACTCTAATGGTTGGCTTGAATTTGTCATTCCAAAAAAAATTTTTCGCATCAAGTATCAACAGGAGGTCTTTCGGCACCGGGATTAGAGGCGAAGTCAACCTACTTGGGAGTTTTACTGTGCTGAACCCGCTAGATGCTGTGCATCTCGCATCATACTGGTTCTCCTCTTCGCAGAATTCGATCGGGGGCATCTTATACTCGAAGCCAGATTCTGGAGACTTGTCAGCAGCCGAGGCATCATACATCTGTGATAAGCCTAACATTCCTAGATTTGATTTTGATACTTTAACATTTTCAATTTTCTTTAGTTTGGGC